TTTTTCTACTTTCTAAAAATCGTAAATACTATTATAATAATGAAGCAATTAAAGAACCAGTCAAGCAAGACTGGGGTACTAGAGACAGGTCTAAAGGTAAGTACCATAATTCTGGCACTGGCTTGGTTCCTCATAGTGGGTTATCCAAGTCTTATGACAGGAAAAATAAGCGAGATGTTTGGTCAGTAACAAACAAACCATATAAAGGTGCACACTTTGCTGTGTATCCACCTGACTTGATTGAACCATGCATCAAAGCAGGAAGTGAAGAAGGCGACATAGTTTTAGATCCATTCATGGGATCAGGAACAACAGCAATTGTTTCTAAATCCTTGAATAGACATTACATTGGTTGCGAACTACATGAAGACTATGGTAAACTGATACAGAAAAGATTGAGCGAGAAATCATTTGCGAGGTTACAACTAGAATGACAGAAAGAATAGAAGAATCAATTCTACGCAACCTCCTTTATAATGAAACATATTATAGAAAGGTTGTTCCATTTTTAAAAGCAGAATATTTCCAAGAGTACCATGAGAAAATTGTATTTGAAGAAATTGCAGACTTCGCTGGTAAGTATGATAAGGTACCTACTAAAGAAGTTCTTTCAATCAATCTCCAAAATAGAGGAGATCTTACAGAAGAAGCATTCAAAGATTCATTATCGAAAGTAAGTTCACTTTCTGATGACTGGGTAGATTATGACTGGTTGTTAGATGCCACAGAGAAATGGTGTCAAGATCGTGCTATATACTTAGCACTCATGCAGTCTATCAAGATTGCTGATGGCGGAGAAACTAAGTTCACTAAGGGTGCTATACCTAGTATTTTACAAGATGCTTTGGCAGTATCGTTTGATGAGCATATCGGACATGACTACATTGAACAATCATCAGACAGATATGAATTCTACCACAGGAAAGAAGAGAAAATTCCCTTTGATTTGGAAAAGTTTAACTTTATCACGAAAGGTGGTCTCCCTAACAAGACTCTCAACATCGCTCTTGCTGGAACGGGTGTCGGGAAGAGTTTATTCATGTGCCACATGGCTGGTTCCGCCCTCACTCAGGGGTACAACGTACTCTACATTACATGTGAAATGGCAGAGGAGAAGATTGCTGAACGAATTGACGCAAATCTTCTGAACGTAAACGTCAAGGACATCACAGAACTTCCTGAGGTTTTATTCAATTCAAAAGTGAATGAGATTTCTAGAAAGACACAAGGTAAATTGATCATTAAAGAGTACCCTACTGCATCTGCACATGCAGGACATTTTAAGGCACTCTTAAGTGATCTTAAATTAAAGAAAGATTTTACACCTGATCTTATCTTTGTTGACTATCTAAACATTTGTGCATCTGTTAGATACAAAGGTGCTGTTGTTAACTCGTATACCTATGTTAAAGCGATTGCTGAAGAGCTTCGGGGTCTTGCTGTGGAAAGTAATGTACCTATTATCTCTGCCACTCAAACTACTCGTAGTGGGTTTGGTAACTCTGATCCCGATCTTACTGACACTTCTGAGTCTTTTGGTCTCCCTGCCACTGCTGATTTTATGTTTGCCCTTATATCTACTGAGGAGCTCGAGCAACAGGGTCGCATCTTGGTCAAACAACTTAAGAACAGATACAACGACCCGACTGCCTCAAGAAAATTTATTCTGGGAATTGACAGAGCGAAGATGAGGTTGTATGATGTAGCAGAAGATTCATCTGCCATCAATATAGAAGATGAAAAGGTAGGAGAAACCTTACAACAATTCTCACAAACACAAAACCGATTATCTAAATTTGCAGAATGGAACGTATAAATCATGTGGACTTTGATAGGTATTCTCACTTCGTGGATACTGTCACAAGCGATACTAGTAAGAATTTTGTCGATCTTGCTGATCGTCTGGGTGAACTTGACAGACAAGGTGCCAATATTGAACGCCTTACCACTGCTGGCGTTGGGCTTGCTGCTGAGTCTGGAGAGTTTCTTGAGATCGTTAAGAAGATGGTTTTCCAAGGTAAGCCTTGGAACGACGACAATAGAGAACATCTTATTATTGAGTTGGGTGACGTTATGTGGTACGTAGCAAATGCTTGTATTGCATTAGACATATCATTTGATGATGTTATAAGAGGTAACGTTAAGAAATTAGAGAAGAGATATCCTGGTGGATCATTCTCTGTTGACAAATCGGAGAACAGGAAAGCAGGGGATCGCTAAAATAAATAGGTAAATGGCATACAACGTTTTACCATCTACAGAAGAGGACGCTAGAAAAGCGGTGAAGAGTTTATCTACAGCATCTGCAATAGAAGCATTGCGGTTGTGGAAACATTTGCATGAAAAGTATGGAAATGTTATACCAAATCCAATAGCATTTGATCCTAGTAAAAAGAATGACTGTAAGATAGCAAGAGCGATACAAACTGAATTTTCTATAAAAGATATTAAAAAGGAATTAAAGATTACAACACTAAAACCAGATTTTGGTGATGGAAGTAGAGGAAATAGAGGTCAAAATAACCAAGGAACTTTGTTTGAAAGGTATATGGAAGATGCTCTTAATGATTGGATTGAAAACCCAGATGACTTATCAAATAATAAGTATAAAGATTTTATATATGGCATAGTAAAACATTATAATTTAGAAAAATGCAATGAAATTAAAGTAGTTTCTGAGGGTAGACAAAATAAAAAAAGACCAATGACATTGGTTAATGATCATTGGCAAATAGGAGAAGCATCTCAATCAAAAGGATATGATATAGGTGCTACTGTTACTGATATAACTTTACACACCAGATGTAAAAATGTAAAACGTAAGATATATCTTTCACTTAAAACTAGTGGCACAACTAACCTATCTAACCTCGGACTAAAGACTAATGTTTTTCCTGTAGATGAAGTTAAGGCAGGAAATATAGAACAGTCTGATGGAAAAGCATTAATTGATACGTTTGGTTTAAATGAACAATTTTTGTGTGCTACTTTTAATGAATTTCAAGATGGTAATAGAAGATATCATCAAATAGATGGTAACCCAAACTACAGTAAATCAAAACTGCAAGAACTTATAAAAGGATCTCTTGGATATGGTTATCATTATGTACATTTACAGCAGGGAGCAAAAATTAAACATCTAGAAATAGATGAGAATTTCTTAAGAAGAGCATCTACTCCATCTAATGTAAAAATACACTACGGTGGTGAGACAGGAGGAGCAAAACGTGTTAATATACATATGACAACACCTGTATTTGACATGGTTTTTAATATTAGAAACACAACTGATAAGGGAACTAAAGCAGATCCAGATCGTGTGTATCCTGATAAGTTACAATCAGCATATAAGATGCAAGGTGAGAGTATTATGACCAAATTTCAAGGTGATTCTACAGAAAAAGCAGACGACACTTAATGGCAAACGTAACTCAACTAAAACATCTTGAACATTTAGAAGATGAGATGCTCAACTACGGTGTTGATGGTTGCATTGCGTCTGTTAATTTTCTCAAGGAATTGAGAAAGATGCTTGGATGTGATAATAGCACAGGATTTATGCAAACCAAATGGGATGGTGCACCATCAGTTATATGTGGCACAGATCCTTTGAACGGTATGTTTTTTGTTGGTACAAAATCTGTTTTTGCAAAAACACCAAAGATATGTTATTCAGATGTTGATGTAGATTTATATTATGAAGGAGATCTTGCAGAAAAATTAAAATATTCTTTAAAATATTTTTCTACATTGGATATAAAAGGTATAGTTCAAGGAGATTTACTGTTTACTACTGACGTAAAGAGAGAAACAGTTAATGAAGAAAAGTTATTTACATTCACACCAAACACTATAACCTATGCTATACCTGTAGATCATCCTATAGGTGTAGCAACAGGTAAAGCAAAGATAGGTGTAGTTTTTCATACACATTATAGAGGTACTGATTTTCAAACTATGCAAGCAATTGCTGGTGCAAAGGTAAAAGGATCAATTGAGGTATTATCTATTGATAATGATACTCCAATGGACAGAGTTGGTTTGAATCATGCAGAAGAAATGTTGTTTGATAAGTATGTAAGTAACATAGAAAAAATGTGTGCTGCATCTGGAGATTTTTTAGATGAATTGACTACTCTTTCTGGCACTGCAGGAGATGCTAAGTGGCATGTGTCGTCATATCTCAAACAGTTTTTTAACGATCAAATTAAAAAATCTTTGACTATAACAAATCCCACAAAATCTTTGGAGGATTTAACTAATTTCTATCACAGTAAGGTAAAACCTCTTGCTGATAAGATAAAAACACCAAAGACACAGGTTGCTAAGAAGAAATTAATATATGATAGTGAAAACTATTTGATGAATAATGCTGATAAATTCAAATCAATGCTTAATTTATACAAAGAAATACAAGAAATCAAGCAATTTGTTATTGATAAGTTAGATAATCTAGAAACTTTTAAAACATTTGTACAAACAGACATGGGATATAAAGTCACAGGTCCTGAGGGTTATGTTCTACATAAAGATGGGGATATGATTAAGTTTGTTAATCGTCTTGAGTTCTCATATAACAATTTCACGTTGGCAAAAAAATGGCGTTAGTAACAGAGAGATGCTATATGACATTTGGTAGGTTTCAACCACCAACTACAGGACACAGAGACAACTTTGATAGTGTAAAACGTGCTGCTGGTTCAGATGACTATAGAATTTACATTTCTCAATCGGTGGACACGAAAGGAAACAATCCACTACTACCAGATAGAAAGTTAATGTACATGAATAAGATGTTTCCTACACATAAAGGTAAAATATACAGTGGACCTAGAGATCCAGTAGCAGTTTTACAAGATATTATGATGGCGGGGTATGATGAATGTATATTTCTTGTAGGTTCTGATAGAGTTCAAGCAATGCAGTGGGTTCATAAATATAATGGAAAGGATTATTCTTTTAGAAAATTGGATATTATATCTTCTGGTTCTAGAGATGCAGATGGTGATACATTTGCAGTATCTGGTACAAAAATGAGAAGAGCAGCGTTTGCTGGAGACTTCAAAACATTCAGACAAGGTATTCCAACAACACTAAAAGATAATGATGCTCAAACTTTGATGATGGAGATAGCAGCAAATCTACCTGCAAACTATAAATGATAAATTTTAAGAAACTACGAGAACAAGCACTAAGACAAGAGCAAAGACATGAAAAAGGTCTGAGCGAGGGTGATAGTGTCATGTCTTCAAGAACAGGAACCAAAGGAACTATCCACAGAGTGGGTGGTAACTATGCAATTGTTATATCTGAAGAAGGAAAAATGTTTCGTGAGTGGATTAAAAACGTTAGAGCTATAAATAATACGAGAAGAACCTCCTTGTAAGTAAATGAAGAAGCAAGATACAGTTAACACCGTCAAGAACAATGATGGATTTTCATCAGGTTTGATGGAACAATATGGAAAGTGGATGGGTGGCGAATGCTTCCAAAACACAGATCTACCAGATTTTCACTTATCTGAAGCACCATTCGATGGCATGGATCCTCAGTCAAACGGTGCAGAACTAGAAAAAATTACAACAAAGAAGAAAGGACCTAAAAAAGAGTCTCCTAAAGCACAACTTGCTACTAAAGAACAAGCAGAAGTAGTTATCACATGTGAAAAGTGTGGTGGTAACCATGACTCTGCAGATTGTCCAAACATCTTAGAGAGAGAAGAGGTAGAAATTGATGGAGAGATAATGGTTCTTGAAAAAATTAGAGTCGAGAACTGGGACAAGATGGATGAGGGTAGTCTTCAGCAAGCACGTAAGAATATAGGTAGAGATCCTAAGAAAGCTTCATGTTGGAAAGGATATAAGGCAAGTGGAACTAAGATGAAAGGAGGAAAGTCTGTTCCTGATTGTAAGAAAGAAGAAATACAAGTAGAACATCATCAAAAAGATAAGGATGGTAATACAATTCCACATAATGATGTAGTTGTAGAGAAGAAGTTAGATCCAGTTGGTAAGGCAGACGCTGATATCGACAATGATGGTGATGTAGATAAGTCTGATAAGTATCTACATGCAAGACGCAAAAAGATTGGCAAAGTTATTGCTATGTCTAAGAAAAAATAATGAAATCCTACGATCAATTCAAAACTGATTCTAAAAAGAAGAAAGAAAAACTAAAGAATAAAAAGGTTGGCAACGTAGAAGTCATGCCCATCTTTAATGATGGTCAAGGTAAAGGTATGACTACTCGTGCTACAAATGAGGAGGTATTAGATGAAAAGTCAGTCTCAAAGTCCCAACAAAGATTCTTCGGGATGGTTAGACAAGCTCAAAAAACGGGTGAAAAGAAAACTACCTCACCTGAGGTTTCCAGAGTTGCTGCCAGCATAAAGAAAAAAGATGCTAAGGACTTTGCATCTACCAAACATAAAGGACTACCAGAGAAAAAGGTAGCAAAAGAATCATTCGAGTCAGGTGTAATGAAGGCAAGGAGATATCATAGGGTAGGAAAACTCATGTCATTCAAGGATTTCATGAAGATTATGGGTGAAATAATTGGGGAGTGGGAAAAGTAATAAATAGAAGAACACACATTATGGAATAATACCATGTTTTCTTTTTTACTTCCACTTGCAACAAAAGTAATTTCTGATGCAGTAAACAAGATTCCCGAAAACGAGGAACTTGGGGAAAAATTAATAGATATTTGCTTAGTTATCTTAGGTAAGGCAGTTAAACTGACCAAAACTGATATGGATGACAAGTTACTTGAGACTGTCAAAGCTGCTATCGCAGCAAAGG